TGATAGAAGGGCTCCTGGAGTGTGAAAGCATTCCGGGAGCCTTTGCGTATTTGGGAAAATGTGGTAAACTATATAGAATAACAGAAAAAGCAAAAGAGTCGGGCAATGCCGGAAGGTTTCCCGATGCCGCGAAAGCCGAGAGGGGAAAGAGGAACTATGACAGAAAAAATTACCATGGCGGATATCGCCAGGATGGCGGGCGTAACAAAAAGCACTGTATCCCGGTACTTTAACGGAGGGAGCATAAAGGAGGAAACCAGAGAGAAGATACAGACTGTGATCCGAAAACACAATTATGAACCCAATACGTTCGCGAGGCTAAAGGCCAGAGAGAGCAATGTGATCGGAGTGGTAGTTCCTACTCTGAATTCCAAGGTTACCAGCCGGGTCGTCACCAGCATCGGACGGTATCTGAGAAACCAGGGTTATGAGGCACTGATCAAGGATTCTGATCACAGTCCGGAACTGGAGTTTCGGAATATCCAGAGGCTGATGGGGCGGAATGTAGATGGTATTCTTTGCAGCGCCATCTCTGTTACGGAAGAATTGCGCAGACTTATCCAGTCCAGCCCGGTACCGGTGGTAGTGCTGGCTCAGGAATTTGAAGACGGGATTGCGGTAATGGTAGATGATTATGGGGCCGGAAGATTCATGGGACGGTATGTGGGAGAACGCATCCGAGGCCGGGTAGCTTATCTGGGCGTAGATGAGAGGGACGCTGCTGTGGGAATATGGAGAAAACAAGGTGTCATGGACGGATTGAAAGAAAGAGGGATCCGTGACGTGATCACCTTTTTGGGGGATTACAGCTATCAGAGCGGCCAGGATATGATGAAACAGGTTTTAAGGCAGGGAAAGGTGGACGCTGTGATCTGCGCTACAGACCGGCTGGCTTTTGGAGCCTATCAGGTTCTGGGAAGTCATGGGATCTCGATCCCGGATCAGGTGTCTGTAGCAGCTTTTGGAGGCTATGATGAGAGCGAACTGCTTCATCCTCAGCTGACTACCCTGCGGTTTGATTCCTATGCGTTGGGATATCTGGGTGCAGAGACGCTTTTAAAAGAAATACGGAGAGAACCGGTGCCGAAAAAACAGATTGTGGGATATCAGCTGATTGAGGGGGGGAGTGTTCGGAAATTAGCTGAAGGATTGTGAGTTATGCACAAAAATCTCGGATGAATTTTTACAAGCAAAAATGGAACCGGTGCCAATGATATATTGACAAAAGTGGACACAAGGTGTAAGATTAAGATGTGGAACCGGTGCCAAAACAAAAAGGCTATGTGTGGACCAAAAGGCGCCGGATTGGAATATTTGCACAAAATGCAGTTCGTTCTGAATGGAATCCTGGTTTTTGTCCCCCACGGAGGGAAAGGGATGGATGAGAGAGGCCGGACAGAGTGCTGCAGTATAATAAGAGAAGGGGAAAATCATGGATTACGCAAAGACAGCAGAACAGGTAATCAAATATGTGGGCGGAAAAGACAATATCAAGTCAGTGGCCCATTGTGCTACGCGCCTTCGTTTCCAGTTAAGAAATAACGATCTGCGCGATGAAGAGGCCATAAACGGCTTAGAGGGCGTAAAGGGCGTATTCCTTACGCAGTCTCAGTTTCAGATTATTTTTGGCTCAGGCACCGTAAATCTTGTGTTTGCCGAGGTGCAGAAGCAGCTGGGGACACTGGAGGTGAAAGAGGATGAGCGGGAAGAAAAGGAAGGCAATCCGCTCCAGCGGGTTATCAAGATGCTCAGTGACATTTTCGTGCCCATCATTCCGGCCATTGTAGCAGGAGGTCTTTTGATGGGACTAAATAATCTGCTGACCTCGCCTCTTCTTCATGGACAGTCTGTGATACAGACATATCCACAGTGGCAGGGGCTTGCAGCGGCGATCAATACCTTCGCCAGCGCACCGTTTACCTTCCTGCCAGTGCTCATCGGCTTCAGTGCGGCAAAGAAGTTTGGCGGAAACGCCTTCCTCGGAGCTGCTATGGGGATGATCATGGTTCATCCGGATCTGTTAAATGCCTATCAGATCGGTGTCGCAGAGCCGCCGGTGTGGAACGTTCTGGGATTTAAAATAGCTGCCATCGGCTATCAGGGAACCGTTCTTCCTGTGCTGGCTGTGTCGTGGATCATCGCCAACATTGAGAAACGGCTCCGCAGGGTTACCCCGTCCTGGCTGGACAATCTGACTACGCCTCTGCTTTCGATCCTGATCACCTCCTTTCTGACTTTTGCCTTTGTGGGACCGGTTTTACGGGAGGAAGGAAATCTTCTGGCATCAGGCATTACCTGGCTGTACAATACCCTTGGACCTGTCGGCGGAGCTCTTTTCGGACTGACCTATGCGCCGATTACCATGACAGGGATGCACCACAGCTTTATTGCCATTGAAACACAGCTTCTGGCAGACAGTGTACACACAGGCGGAAGCTTTATCTTCACTACGGCCAGTATGAATAACGTGGCTCAAGGCGCGGCAGTTCTGGCAGTTTTACTGCTTACGAAGAATGAGAGAATGAAATCTATCTGTTCCGCTTCAGGAATCTCCGCTTTGCTTGGCATCACAGAGCCGGCTATGTTTGGCGTAACCTTAAAACTGAAATATCCATTTTATGCGGCTATCATCGGTTCCGGCGTGGGAAGTGCCTATCTGGCGTGGACAAAGACACTGGCGCAGGCCCTGGGCGCTGCAGGCCTTCCAGGCTTTATCTCCATGAAGCCGGAGGAATACGGACATTTTGCCATTGGACTGGTTCTTTCCATGGGCGTATCTTTTCTATTGACTGTAATATTCTGGAAAAAGTTTGGACTGGATAAAGCAGAACGGGCAGAAAAAAAGGATAAAGCTGATCAAATGCAGCCGGCAGAAAAACAGTCCGATGTCCCGGATGCTTCCGTGTTTGTTTCTCCTATGAAGGGCCGGGTGATGCCGGTAGAGCAGTCGGCCGATGAAATGTTTGCTGCAAAGATGCTGGGAGATGGGATTGCCGTTGATCCGGAAGACGGCACGGTATACGCACCCTGTGACGGCACCGTAAGCCTTCTGTTCCCCACCCGCCATGCCATCGGCATTAAAGCGGATACGGGGGTGGAGGTACTGATACATATCGGTATCAATACAGTTCAGATGGAAGGAGAGGGCTTTGAAGCGTTTACAGAGCAGGGCGCAAGGGTTTGCCGGGGCGACCGGCTCATTTGTGCAGATCTTGACCGGATTCATGCAGAAGGCTATAATCCTCAGACTATGATGATCTTTCCTGAGGGAAAGGATCTGGAAGTGACCGTATATGCCAACGAGCAGGGAGATGAGAAAACAATGGCTGCCAAGGTAAGGAGAACGCAGAGATGACATTTAAGAAATATGAAAAAGTATTTCGGGAAGATTATGAGAAATGGTATCGCGCAAATGAGGCCTATCGGAATGAAGTTAAGGCAGATCCCGACCGTCTTTCCTACCATCTGATGCCGGAAACCGGCTGGCTCAATGATCCCAATGGCCTGTGCCAGTTTAAGGGAGAGTATCATATTTACTATCAGTATACCCCGTTTGAACCTACAGGGGAATTAAAGCTGTGGGGGCATTACCGCACCAGGGATTTCGTTCACTTTGACAGCTGCGAGCCGGTGCTGTTTCCAGACAGCGATGAGGATGCCCATGGAGTTTACTCAGGATCTGCTTTTTCAGAAGGAGATACAATCCACTATTTCTACACAGGCAATGTAAAGCTGTTTGATCGGCCGGACTACGATTACATCATGGCCGGGCGGCTAAGCAATACCCTTCATGTGACCAGCAGGGACGGCTTTCATTTCTCCCCCAAGCAGCTTCTTATGAGCAATAAGGATTATCCTTCCGATATCAGCGCTCATGTCCGGGATCCTAAGGTTATTCGCCGGGAGGACGGCTGCTATATGGTTCTTGGCGCAAGAGATGAAGACAGCCGGGGTCTGGTGCTGGTATACCGTTCTCAGGATTTGGAACGCTGGGAATACCATGGACGTATCGTGACAAAAGAGGCGTTTGGCTATATGTGGGAGTGTCCGGATCTCTTTTTGCTGGACGGGAAACTGTGTCTGATCTGCTGCCCTCAGGGAGTAGAGAAGAGCGGACTGGATTTCTGGAATGTGCATCAGTGTACCGCTGTGGTTTTAGACTATGATTTCAGACCGGGAACCTGGGAGCTTCCAGACAGGACAGCGATTCATATGCTGGATCGGGGTTTTGATTTTTATGCCCCTCAGACCTTTGAGGATGAGAAGGGGCGGCGGATCCTGATCGGATGGATGGGGATTCCCGATGCCTCTTATACCAATCCCACGGTGAAAAAGGGCTGGCAGCACGCCCTGACTCTGCCGAGGCAGCTCCATCTGGAAGGAGACCGCCTGATCCAGGAACCCATGGAAGAGCTGAAAGCGCTTCGGAAAGGCTGCCGCAGCTACGAAAACGGAAAGAGCCTGAAAGAGGAGCACGCGCTCTGCTGTGAAATTCTTGCAGATTTTACAGATTGCACTTATATGAAATTGGAACTGCGAAAAGGGGTATGGCTCACCTGGGAAGACCATATTCTTTCCCTGAAGCTGGGAGTCTGCGGAAGCGGAAGAGACACCAGAAAGGTGGAAATAGAGCGTTTAAACAAGCTGCATATTTTTTCAGACACAACTTCTTTGGAAATATTTATAAACCAAGGAAGAGAAGTTTTTACCACCAGAGTGTATGGCCAGGAAAGCGGACTGTCTTTGGACTGCGATGGAAAGGTACAGGTGGTTGTATATGATCTGGCAGGCCTGGAATACAGGAAAGCAACTTCTTAGGCAGTTGCCTTTTGAAGTACTGCTGTAAACGGAAGGCGGGATGCCAAAAATGTGCCGGATAAAGGGCATACGGCATCCCGTACTTTCGGATTTTTGAAAAACGGGCCAAAAAGTAAAAAATGCTTGATTTATTTCTGGTAATATGGTATTATCATCAAGTCAGCAGTTGCTGATAATTTATTCCAATGGGGGTATAGCTCAGTTGGGAGAGCGCTTGCATGGCATGCAAGAGGTCATGGGTTCGAATCCCACTATCTCCATGTTAAAAGTCCTGTATCTACGGGACTTTTTTTAATGCGTGTTGCATTTCGTGTTGCATAGCCTGTTCAAAATATGTATCCACTACAGAATCAACCCTTTTGCGTTCTTCAGAAAAAGTCTGCATATAAACTTTTTTCATAACCTTATCTGACCGCCATCCGCCGCGTTCCTGAGCGTATTTGTCGGGAATTTGGAGCAAAGCCATAATGGATGCATTAAGATGTCTCAGATCATGAAAGGTCATAGGCGGAAGATCGTTTGCTTTGAGCAGTCGTTTCCATTTACGATAAATAGATATTCCACTCATAGGAACCAGAACATCCCCATCTACTCGATCGATCAGTTCCTTTATGTAAGGTGGGATATGGTGGCGCCTGTTTCGTGAGGGATTTTTTCCCAGAGATTTTGTAAGTGGCTTCCCGTCTACGTCAATAATCACCTCCACAATAGAGATGTAATCACCCCGGATGGATTTTGATTTTGTAAGCCCTCGGACTTCTGACATTGAAAATGAGAGCCAAGCTGCCAAAAGTACTGGAAGTTCGATGTCACGTCCTTTGACAATTCGTAAAATGACATCAGCCGGAATCAATTCAGGAACTCGATCAGGTACCTGAGGAAGTTCAGTACCCTCCAGATCTTCGATCAAATCTTTACGATACCTTCGGAGTACAGCCGTAATAAGTCCCCATTCATTTCTCAGTGTCTTTGGCGATATAGGTTGAGGCTTCTTTGTGTGGTTTGCTGAATTGCGGCGTGCTTCATCATTTAATGCTTCGATGAGCAGATTACCATCCAGATCAGATAGTTTTAAATCCATAAGATCGGGAAAGGCGCTTTTACGTATCCGGCGATATCCCTGAATCGTTGATGGAGAGCGCAGGGCTGTACGTGATTCTATGTAAGCGTCTATACCTTCTCCTAATGTCATATTGCAGGGCTCATGTTTGGAAATGTGTTTTTTTCGGTCTGCCTGAAATTGTGCAGCAGCCAGCTCGGCCCGTTTTCGGCCTGCTGGGCTGGGATCGTCATCGGTAAAGGATTCATAGATCCGTTTATTTTTCCACTTTTTAGTCTTTTCATCGTATATTCGTTCCGTGTGACTGTAGGCCAGACAGCGCCATGAGCCGGATGGGAGTTTCTTTGCGGTTGCCATGTATCATTCCTCCTTAAAAATGGGTAAAAAAATACACCTGTACAGGTGCACGGAGGTATGGTACAATATGGGTGTTCACATCATATTGTATCGGCCTCCGGGCCTGTACAGAAAATTTATTTAAAGCCGTTCGGTGTTGGTAGCACCGGGCGGTTTTTGCGTTATATTTGAAAAGTACTATTTCAAATCTACATAAGTGCCAGATGTTTCTCCAGCAATATTAAGATATATAGTTTCATATGAATATGTATCTAAGTCAATAACTCGAAATTCTACAAGAAAATCATTTTTAGTCTGGGCTCCGAAGGAATTAGTGGCAATAACATAACCTTGTACGGCAACATATTCTCCCTTACGTGCCATTGTACATTCCCTCATAGAACTAAATTGAGCGCTGGATGGATTCTTTAAATTGGCCGAAACAGCCTCCATTGCAATGGAGTAATACTTTGAATCATTATTCCCTATTTTTCGATCCTCTAAATCACTTTTGGTATAGTTTATAGAATCGTCTTTATATAAATTATAATCTCCGCAAATAACCATATACAATTTGTCACTTACAGTGACCTTGAGATTGTAATCGTCGGCTTTAACTTCAAAGAGAGTTCCAGCTGTATTTTTGTTAACAATTATATTTTCAAACCCCATTTCAGAGGTCAGGATGTCAAAGGTACTGTTTGCGGCGTCAGAAGTAACGTTAGGATTTGCGGTTAGTTGCTTGACAAACTCTTCTTTTTGAAATAAAGGGACAGTAGATTCGGCAGTGGGAGCAGGGGACTCAGTAGGTGCTTCAGTAGGAGTCGGTTTTGTGTCCTCTGGAATTGTTTCGGATGTTTTTTCAGAGGTGTCCTCGATGGTATGTTCGGCGGCATTAGTAGTTTCTTGCGAGGATACTACAGTAGCTGTTTTTGGGGGAATTGTTAACCCAAATCCGATAAAACTAAAAATGCAAATAAAAGTAAAAACAGCACACAAAATAAGAGTAGGTTTGGCTTTTTGTTTTTTAAATAAGCGCATTACAGTCAGGATTAAACAGACAGGGACACCTATAATTCCAATTATAGTTAGTAAAAGAAAGACATTATTCATACTCATCATCCTCACTTTGTAGTTTTTTATTAAAGTGCCATAGGCTATTTTAATCTCAATTCAATCAATTCTTTTGGATAGCCGGTACATAGAGACATCTGCTCCATTGTATACCCATTAAATTCAGCTATCAGATCATCCGGGATCAGAAGATAAGCAGCAAAAAAGTTTGCCCTTCGCTCCAGTCTGGAATTGAGAAGCAGCGTTTTGTTCCGGATGAAATAGCAGTTAGATTTTCGATCTAGCAGAGCGTGCCCTAGTTCGTGGGCCATTACTAAGATCAGTTCCTCTCTGCTTAATTGGTCGCTTAAAAATATGTACCGATGATTTTTGAGAAACATATAGCAACCTTCCTGTTTGAGGTTTCCGATCTGGTAGAGTATGCCCAGTTGATCCGCAATCTCAAAAGGATTTGACGTATTACACAATCGCTTGCAATAAGCGACCAGCCTTTTTATACGTTCTATCTCTCCCAATAAGCTCACCTACTTTTTATATTTTTTGGGAGTGTATTTCTCCTTATTTATAATTTTAAGACGTCGAAGCGCAATTTCTAATTCATCTCTAAATAATTCAGCTGCCTCTGGATCAAGTTCTTCTCCATTATAGCTTGCTGGGCCAGATTCGCCAGTAGAAAGTTTTTCCATGATGCTATCAAGATCCTTGGCAATATCACGTTCATCTTTAGAATTTAATTCTGATGATTTTTCCTTTTTTTGTTCGGGCGCATTTCCTGTCAATAAATAAGTAAGAGGAACACCAAAATAGTCAGCTATTTTTTGTAGCTTATCTGGTTTTGGAGTACTGATACCACGTTTCCAGTCACTTAAAGTTGATTGCGATACCCCAGTTTCTTTGCTTACTTTATACGGTGTTACACCGTATTTCTGTAGTAATTCACTAAAAATCTCATACATAATATGTTCACCTTTCACAAAGATAAGCGATACTAAAGAAAACCGTTAAAAATGCATTGACTAAAACGGCTATCCGTAGTATAGTATGAGCATACACAAGAAAACCGATGTAGCGGTTTCTGGTATATGCTACGGAAATATGATTGCTTTTGCTTACAACCGAAGTATATCACATTTCCGTAGTAGTTGCAATAGTATTGACTTAATAAGGAGGTGTGAATTTTGTACGAAAAATTTGCTGAGTTATTAGATAAAAATAACAAAACAGCATATGCGGTTTCCAAAGAAACGGGTATTGCCCAGTCAGTTCTTTCTGACTGGAAAAACGGGCGAAGCAATCCTAAGTTCGATAAGCTGTTAATTCTCGCCAAGTATTTTGATGTTCCAGTGGAGTATTTCGCAGAGACTGAGGAAGGGAGGTGAGAGAAGGTGGAAGAAGTAAAGCGATGGCGAAACGATCTATCAGAGCAGGAAGCCATACGCTTGCGTGAGAGCGGAAAAATAACAGGTGCTAAAGAGGAGTATTTAGGGACAGAAAGAACGCCATCTGGTCATAACAGAATAGACATATATCTTGTCTTGGATGAAGATGGCGTTTACAGATTGGAATACAGACTGCAAATGATGAATGAGGCAGAGATGGCCGAATTTTGCTACAAAAAGGATAGATTAGACGAGGTAAAAACTTTGTTTGCGGCATCATTATTAACTGCAGCCAGCATTGGAATTCTTGTTCTTACCGGATATTTTCTTTTATGGCTTTGTAGCAATAATTAGAAATTCGAAATCTAATTTTATGTTTCTTGCGAACTGCTGTTTTTAAAACAAGTGAGGAGAGAGATGCTTACGATAATTTTAACCATAACAACTGCCATATGTGCATTTGGATGGCTTGTAAGTCGAATTTCGGCTATAGCCATGATAAGGTATGTCAAAATTAAGGGGTATGAACGCCCAACTAATGCAGAATTAAATGAGTGTATACGCTGGGCGGCAAAAAGAGTTTTTAAAAGAGTTGGTGATGGAGGTGACGAAAGTGAGGATTGAAAAAATGCAGAATTCGGTGATTTAAAGCACTCGATCCACGTATTTGATGCAGAGGGAAAGAAAAGACAATGGAGTTTAAGGCTTAAGAAGGAGGGTACACAAAATGCATGATTTAATGAGAACCACCATTACATCAATGGAAGCTGCAGAGTGGTGTGGAAAAGAACATTCTAAGTTACTTCGGGATATTCGCAATTACATATCTCAGTTAGGAGAAGCCAAAATTGGATTCTCCGATTTTTTCAATGAATCCACATATGTTACAGAGCAGAACAAGACACTTCCCTGTTTTCTTGTCACAAAGAAAGGCTGTGAGTTCATTGCCCAGATGACTGGACAGAGGGGAACGGAATTTACTGCAAGGTACATCAACCGATTCCACGAAATGGAGAATCCGAAAAAACAGATTCCTCCAACGGAGCATCCGGGAGAGGTGGCGAATCTGCTCAAAGTTCTTTCAAACCGTATGGATAAGCAGGGTATTGCTCCATATAAATCCGCTGAAATGGTAAAGATGGTTTGCGAACAGTATGGAATCCAGCTTCCAGCTGATTTTGTGAAGGTTCCAAAATATGAGCAGATGAGTATAGTGAAGTTTTTGGAAGGCTCTGGCAAAGCTTAAGAAGGGAGGCAGACCACATGACAGCAAGAGAGTACATGACCTACAGCAGGCAGAGAAGCGAGAACATTAAGGCCATCATCGCAGAACATAAACAGCGTAAGGGCATGACCGATGCGATGATTGCCAAGGCGGCAGGCATCAATCCAGGAACCTTCGTCCAGCGTAAGCGGAATCCCGGAACGTTCCGGCTGAATGATCTCTGGGCAATCTGCAACGTGTTGGATGTGCCACAGGAACAGCGAAATACATTTTTATAGGAGGTAACAATGCAAGCAGAAGTAATCAAACATACCCCCCAGCCAGAGGCCCCCATCACCATCACCCCGGAGGAATATGACGACATCCTGGCACTGGGCGGCCTGGTAGGGGATGAGCTTCAGAGATACCGCCAGGACAACCGCTGGGCGTGGAACCTGGCCGCGGCGATGGCGTTTCTGCTGGGAGCGGAATCAGTGGTGCTGTTTCTGGTGGCATATGGCGTGATCGCGCTGTGAAGGGAGGTGAGGAAGGATGAATCAGAGATTGAAGCGTAAGGCGGAGAAACGCAGGAGACAGCAGATCTGCGAGGCCCTAGATCTGTGCTTGCAGATCAACGGGCTGCAGGAAAGTAAGCGGGAGCTTACAGGGGATCACCCTACAGCGTTCTTTCTTTTTAACGGTCATGTCGCAGGGGTGACGGTGGAAACTTATGCGACTGGCTGGGAGCCTGGTATGGATGTAGGTAAGTACCTTGATGCATATCTGGACAGCCCAGGCCAGATGGACAAGCTGTTCAAGGATCTTAAGCAACTGAAAAAGGACCTGCACAGCGGCAACTGTGGCGGGTCCAAAAAATAAAAAACTAACACCCTTATTATAAGGGAGAATGAGCGAGGAAACAAGATGGCAAATCGAAAAAATGATGTATTTTGCGCTGAAAATCAGTATGAGGAGGCCCTGAGGCTTATGGGCCGGGTCAATGCGCTGGCAGGGATTATCCAGGCAAGCAAGTATTTCGTTGACCGTGAAGTGGTTGCGGCGGCGCTGGGCTTTGAACTGGCTGAGAATAAAGACAACGAACAGGGAGGAAAAGCAGAATGAAAGTAAAGGCAAAAGAACTGATCTCAGGGCAGACGATCCGGGTGGAGTATGGTGATTACGGGAACTGGGTTAAGTTCCAGGTAGATGCGGTAAAACCGGATGGAAGATATATCAATGTGGACTGCCACGCAGGCAGCATATATACAACCCTGGCGTTGGAGCCGGAAGAGATTGTGGAGGTAGTGGAAAATGCCTAACGTGATTATGGTCAGGAAGCCCAAGGGCGTGAAAATCAATCGGGATGTACACGGGGATGCAGTGATAAAGATCAACTCAGAAGCGGCGGATCCCCGGGAGCGGCTCCTCCGTGAAGCGCGGGGAAGCCTGTCAGTAAAGGAACTGGCATCCAGCATGATTAAATATGCGTCCAATGACACGATTATTAAGATTGAGGAGGATATGGAATGAACATACATGAGAAACTGCAGCAGGTACAATCCGATTTGAAGGCTCCCAAGAACCAGTACAACAAATTTGGCGGTTATAATTATCGGAATTGTGAAGATATCCAGGAGGCAGTGAAGCCGCTCCTGAAAGCAGTGAAGGCGGCGCTGGTGGTGGGGGATGAGTTAGTATTGATTGGAGATCGGTATTACATAAAGGCCACTGCTAGGTTCATAGACTGCGAATCTGGAGAAACTGTGGAAAATACGGCATATGCCCGTGAAGAACAGGAAAAAAAGGGTATGGACGTTTCACAGGTTACTGGCAGTACGAGCAGCTATGCCAGGAAATATGCACTGAATGGCCTGTTTTGTATTGATGATGTAAAGGATGCAGATAATCAGAATAATGCCTCCGGGGGAACGGGGAAAGGGACATCTAAGGGCAGCAGGAAAAATGACACACGGAAAGTCCAGGGACAGGCAGGAAAGGTTACGGAAGCTATGATACGTACGTTGCAGTCTATGACAGAACGTTACAGTGCCAAGGGCCTTAAGATGGATAAAATCCTTTCCATGTATAAGTTGACTGCAATTACGGATATGGATACAGAGCAGTATAAGGACTGCATGGAAAAGTTGAAGTTATACGAAAAAGAGGGAGGAGCCAAAGAATGAATAATGTTCAGTTGGTCGGGAGATTGACCAGAGACCCGGAAGTCCGTTACTTGGACAATGGATCTACAGTAACAAGATTTACCCTTGCAGTGGACCGAAGAATAAAAAAGGAAGGGGGAGAAAACGCTGATTTTATTTCCTGTGTAGCATTTGGAAAAACAGCGGAATTTCTGGAAAAATGGTTCTTTAAAGGCCAGCGGCTGGGCCTGACTGGCCGGATACAGACAGGATCTTATACAAATCAGGAAGGAAAAAAAGTCTATACAACAGATGTTGTGGTGGACACAGCAGAATTTGTAGAAAGCAGGAGTGGATCCAGTAAACAGGGGGACAGGCAGGCCCAATCCCAGGGAAAAGATATAGGAGATGGGTTCATGGATATTCCGGATGATGTAGAAGACGAAGAATTGCCGTTTAACTAGAGGTGGCTGCATGAATATACAGATTGACTCAAGGGAAAAAGCGAGGGCAATCCGAGTGATTGTAGAGGAATTTGACCGCCGGGGCGTGGATCATTTCGTATCAAAGCTGTATGTGGGGGATTATATGAATTATGATAATCCCCGTCTGATTATAGACAGGAAACAGAACCTGACAGAGCTGTGCAGCAATGTGTGCCAGGGACACAGCCGGTTTCGGAATGAAATACTGCGGGCACAGGAGCATGGAATACAAATGATAATCCTGTGTGAACATGGGAAAGGGATTGAACAGCTGGAGGATGTGATATGGTGGGATAATCCACGCCGGCATAAGCGGTTTGTAGATCCAGAGACAGGCCAGTGGACGGAGCGTGAGACAAAAGCAATCACAGGGGACAAGCTGTATAAGATATTGCGCACATTCCAGGAAAAGTATGGATGCCTTTTTCTGTTCTGCGATAAGAAGGATACGGGAAAACGGATCATTGAGCTTTTGGGCGGTGATAGATGTGGATTGCAGTGAGATTAAGAATACATACAGTATGCGCGATATCGTGGAGCGTTATGGGTTCCATCCGAACCGGGCCGGCTTTATCAGCTGCCCATTCCACCAGGGGGACAGAACCCCGTCCTTGAAGGTGTATGAAAAAGACTACCACTGCCATGCCTGCGGGGCAAACGGGGATATTTTTACGTTTGTTCAGGAAATGGAGGGCGTTTCATTCAAAGAAGCATTCCTGAGCCTGGGAGGCACATACCGGCCCTGCAGCCGGATTGCATCCCAGAGGCGGAGGGAACAGATAAAAAGGGAACGGGAAGAGCAGCGTGAGGCGGAGCGGGAAAGAACCGCCTGGAAATGGAGCCGTCTGGGCGAAGTCTGCCGGACCCTCCGGATGCTGGACAGGCTGATCCCTGGTATGGAGCCGTATTCGGAGGTCTGGGAGGCAGCAGTCAGCCTGAGGGAGAGGAACCGCTATTATTACGAGATACTGGCATTTGGAACGAAACAGGAACAGGAGGAAATGAGAAACAGGGATGGATGAGATCAGGAAGGAGTACAGCAGGGAAGAATTTAATACAGAAGAGCCATACCGTCTCCTGTTTGAACATAAGGACAATGGGTTTGCATACCTGCAGCTTTATAATGACTTGAATGCAAACGCAGAACGTGTCGGGTTCAGGCGTTTCGGGACCATGGTAAAGGCATATATGAAACAGCACGAAGAACGCAGGAGCGGGCTGAGCAGCGTGGTAAATAACCTGACGGATTTTAAGGACCAGCCCATTGAACTGCTGACCGGAGACTGGATTGCCAATGATGACGGGATCCTCCGGAGGAACGGCGAACAGGGGATGGATGTTGCCTGTGTGCACCCGATCCTGCCCGTGCAGCGCCTGGTAAATATTGATGACGGGACCGTGCGGCTGCGGATTATGTTTCGGAGGGATTTCCGCGGCTGGCGGGAGGTGATTGCCAATAAAAGCACCCTTTTCAGTTCCAGGGAGATCAAGAAGCTGGCAGATAAGGACATTTCGGTCTCGGACAAGAACGCAGCCTTCCTGGTGGAATACCTTCAGGACTTGGAGGATCTGAACCATAACACCATCCCGGAGGCCCAGTCCGTGAGCCATCTGGGATGGACATCCAACGGGCTGTTCAGTCCGTATATGGAAAACCTGGAGTTTGACGGCCTGGAGAACTTTCGGAAAGTGTTTGAATCGGTGCACCCTTATGGAGATTATGAGAAATGGCTCGGCGTGGCAAGAAAAGTCAGGCAGGCAGGATCGGCGGCGAGGATCGCTCTGGCAGCAGCCTTTGCATCAATCGTCATTAAAGCCATTGGAAAGCTGAATTTCCTCCTGCATTTGTGGGGCGGATCTGGAACAGGAAAGACAGTGGCACAGCTTCTGGCAGTTTCTGTATGGGCTGACCCAAATGACGGGGCCGGGTATCTCCAGACATTTAACGGCACCCTTGTAGGCCTGGAGCAGCTGGCCGGTTTTGTGAACAACCTGCCCCTGATACTGGATGAATTCCAGCTTGTGAAAGATAAAAAATCCTTTGAACAAACCGTATATATGCTGTGTGAAGGAATTGGGAAGACAAGAGGGGCAAAAGCCGGAGGCTTACAGAAGACCCCTACATGGAAGAACTGCACTATTACATCAGGAGAATCCCCCATTACCCATGCTGCATCCGGTGCGGGTGCGGTAAACCGTATCATAGAAATTGAGTGCAGGGAGATGCTGTTTGAGGATGCAGTTGAGGTATTGGATGTGATCCGGTCTAACTATGGGTATGCCGGGAAACTGTTCATGGCATTTATGTCCACCGATCAGGCAAAAGAAAAGGCAGCCGGCCTCTATAAGCAGTTTTACCGTGATATAGGGACATCCAGCACGGAAAAACAGACCATGGCAGCTGCAATCCTGCTGACAGCCGATGCGCTGTCTACGGAATGGATCTTCTGCGATGGTAGGGGTTTGACGGTTGGGGATATAGAACCATACCTCCATTCCAGGGAGGCGGTAGATATCGGTGCCCGCGGATATGAATATATCCAGGATTTTTATGTCAGCAATGCTGCCAGGTTTGACCCCAGCGCAGATCCCTGCTACGGCTCTGTATCCGGTGATGAGGTGCGTATAATCAAGAGCGTGTTTGAGCGCATCTGTGAAGAAGGGGGATACAATCCCAGAGCGTTGCTGTCATGGCTGGATCAGGCGGGAAGGCTGTCAAAAGGGAAGGATAACCTGTATAAATCTGCCAAGGTCAACGGAAAGGCGGCCCGGTGTGCGTGTATCAACATGGCTGAGAAGATTTACCCGCAGGAAGAATTTATCCCTGTGGAGGACGGCGAACTGCCGTTTAAATGAAGCCGTTACAGAATCCTGAGGCAGGGTTACAATTTAAAAAACGTATTTTGTAACCGGAAAATCCAGTGTTTATGCGGGTTTGAGGGGTGCGGTTACAAAGTTACAAAAGTTACAGGTTTTTTATAAGCTTATAGGAAGGCATATGTATGTGAAAGAAGTCAGACAATTTAATCATCTATGTGCCTCGCGCGTATAGGGAAAAAAGTGTTGTAACCTTGTAACTTTGTAACCGGTCATAAAAAAACCAGTATTTATGCGGGTTTGAGGCCTATCATTTGGTTACATGAAGCTGTAACGCATTGTGACGACAGGAGGAAAAATGGATAATAAAACTATATCAGATATCTTCGTGGATGTCTATAACCGGTTCTGGATGAAATGGCGCGACCGTGTGCCGCCAGAAGATTCAGGGGAATGGGATGTACTGAGAGCGGAAGCAGATGCAATCAAGGAAAAGTATGGGAACCATATGGTTCGGAAGTGGGAAGGTACATCCCCTACAACGGAGGAAGAGCCGGTAGCGTCTCCACTTGTTAATTTTGTTATGGATGAACTGGAGGCCAGAAGCAGAAAGGGGCAGCGATGAAGATAAAATACATACGCAATGAAGGCCGCCCGGGAATAAGAGGATTTTATTATTATGGGACAAATGTGTATTACAAAAATTTGAGTGCGACAGGAAAGATTATTGCACTGATAAGGCCGAGGAAAGGAAAAGAGTCATGAAGAGATTAACACAGAAAGATGAGCAGGGAAATTGGTGCTTGAAGGGAGTGTCATGGGAACAGCTGCATGAAGGACAGGTAATCACCAAGCCTTTACGGGAGCGGCTGTATGGAGCCCTCTGGAAGTTGATGGAGTATGAGGATACCGGTCTGGCGCCGGAAGAAATCAAGGCGTTAAACGCGAACAGAAAAACATCGGAGCACCGCTGGATCCCGGTGGATGAGCGGCTGCCGGAAGATGATAATTATATTCTATTATCGTTCAGCAATTTCTCTCTTCCGCTGATTGGAAGATATGAGGCTGATAATGATGGTGGAGGAGCGTTCTATCTGGGCGATAATGATGAGGGAGATACCTGTCTATCAGCGGATCTGTATGTTAATGCCTGGCAGCCGCTGTCGGAGCCATACCGGCCAGAGGAGTGAGTTTCTCCCAAGGAATTACTTGGTATCCTTGGGAGCACAGAGGGCCTGATGTGCAGCCATAGTGGCCAGAGAGTCACCGATCTGTACAAAGATGGAGCTGATCAGGGCGATCTCTTCTGGAGACTTGCCATCGGCAATACAGCAGGCCAGAGCAGAAATCGTTACTGTAAGTTCACAAGAATCCATGATATCACCTCAGGACAGTATATGTGTTGATATCATGGATAGAACAAATTTAGCCTTTGGAGGAGAAGATGAAAAACATAGATCGCATAAAAAGCATGAGCGAAGAAGAACTGACGGAATTACTTTATGGAATTCCATTCGATTGTTCGGAAAGATGTCCGGATTTTGGAAACGGATGCTTTGGAACGTGTACGCATGATGATGGCCGGGAATTTATACGTGACTGGCTGAATGAAGAAAATTAAGGTTTGATGGAGGAAAAAAGGTGGATGCAGTTGGAAGTATCAGTGTGATACGAAATTTTATGGGAAATGCTGGACGTAATATGTGCAATGACAGTTTATACAAAGCATTAGAGGATGCGGATACGGCATTGCAGTTGCAAATCCCAAGAAAAACGATAGTAAAGATTTTAAACGAAGATGTAAGCGCAGGAATCGTAGTATTTAAAGCGGGAACAAAGGTACATTACTGTCCAGAGTGCCTTGGAGCCGTTTCGGGATCACAAAATTATTGTAATAGATGTGGCCAGAAACTGATTTGGTAAACTGAAATTTGACAGTGAAGTGTCTGGCAGATGTGTGGGAGTAAGTGAAAGATTGGAAGAAAAATGATTAGTGAAATGCCGTATAACTTCGAATACGAAGGTATTAATTATTCGTTAGTTGAGCAAGTCGATAAATCAACGTTTTTACATAACTTTATTGATAAAAAGTACAGAGAAGATTGTTTGTTTGCTATTTTGTATCCATATGAAGATAGATTAAATAAAGAAATAAAATTCAGAGATACAATTAATAATAATCTGGGATTTATAAACGATTATTTCTATGATTGTCAGATTGCGATATATGACAGGATGACGAGATTAGAGATTCCAGATAAAAAATGTGGGAATTGCCAATATATGTATCGGCACTATTGTGAATCGGACAATATGCTTGGATTCGTGATGTTGCAAGAAGGACATTGCTGCAAAATAAGCAGAATAAAAACAAGAAAGATTGGCGATAAACCATATAAACCAGATTGTTTTGAGTGGAATGACCAGTGCAGACAAATAGTTAATCAACTTTCTAAATGAAACGTTGATCTATTGGTTGATCAATTTAAGATTAAGTAAAAGTGTGTATCTATACACGGAAGGTGGCAGAGGCATGGCAAGACCAAAGAAAGAAGCCGATAAGAAGTACATCCGGCAGAACATAAGCATGGATCCGGAGCAACTAAAACGGGTAACTGCCTTCTGCCAGAAGGAGGACAGGGCCATAAGCTGGGTAATCCGGCAGGCCCTGGACAAGTATCTCAATGATAATGTTGCGTAAGATTACATAACGTTACACAACGAAACTGACATTTGAAAGAGATAGAGGAGGAGCAGAAATCATGATCATGTGGCAGTACACAAACAACCTTAATGATATCAATACAGCGATTCTGGAGAAGGCCAGTAATTGGGAAGGTATAACAAGTGAAAATATCATCTCAATAACCTTTGATACGAGTCATATGTGCTATGTTGTATTTTGGAGAGTATGAATGGCAGAGTAACTAATCTGACATTTGAGAGGCGAGAAATAATGCATGATTTTATAAGATATTCAGAGATAGATGAAAACAAAATATTGCCATGTCCATTCTGTGGAGGCCACGCTGTCTTAATAAAAACGTATTGTAAAGATACAAAATACATAGGGTATCACATATTTCACGGGAATTGCTCTCTGGCGGGTGCCCTGAGGACGAGCAGTTTTAATACACCGGAAGAGGCAATTAAAAAGTGGAATAAAAGGATGGGATAGTCATGTGGCAGAAGAAAAATCCATACCTGGAATACGCCATAGCCCTGCTGCGGGGCCAGAAAGAAGGGATACATAATGGGGATTGTAAAAACGGAGGCCCAAAGGAAGGCGAACCGGCTGCGGAGAGAGCGGGCAGTAGCGGCCAGTGACGCAGAGGCGATCCGGGGGCCGAAGCTGGATGAGTGGTCAGCCCGGATGCCGGCCTATGCGTATACGTCATTATGCCCGGATGAGAGATACAGGAGGTGATACCGTTGGAAATGACAATAAAGCGCTTGGAAAGCTACAAGAGACTGATGCAGGAAATTGCGATCCTGAGGTGGGAACTGAATGAAATGAATACAACAGATGCAGGGCTGGGGAGCAGCGTCATAAAAGACTATAGTAAGGGCTTTGAACGTCCGCAGGCAGTGGTGGGCTTTGATGGTGAACGATATAGAAGAAAGCGCCGGCTTCTGGATCAGAAAGAGGCAGAAGCAGAAGAAATTAGAAAGTGGGTTGAGGCAATCGAGGATACGGCTACCAGGAAAGTATTTGAATATTTCTATCTGGATGGGCTGCCATGGAAAGAGGTTGCAAAAAGACTGGGGTATCGGGATAACCCAGACTATCCGAGACTATATATTCGGGATAAATACTTAAAAAGTTGTGGAATTAAGTAAAAACATCGTTTATATCGGAAATATCGTTTTATAATAAAATCCGAAGCCAAAGGCATACAGCCGACGGCTTTCGACCAATACCTCTTCATTGAGTACATGGCCCGGCGTAACAGCTGGGCCGCCCCACATTTTATTGGATCCTTAGCTCAGCTGGCAGAGCAGGTGGCTGTTAACCACCGTGTCACAGGTTCGATTCCTGTAGGATCCGTTTGGATGGATAAAACATTTTGTAATTTCTCCTTTGTATGGGTCCCTGCTTCGGCGGGGGCTTTTCTTTTATCGAATTTTGAAGTATAATAGAAAAAAATGGAGGGAGGATATTTTTATGGCGAAAACATTTGAAGATTATAAAGAGGGTTTAGAAACTTTTAATGGAGCAGCTAAAGTTCTTCATCGGGAAGCTGTTTCATTGAGTAAAAATGGAAAAGCTAGTATGCTTTGTATTCCAGAAACCGTTATGGTAGCATTTGCGTGTGAGATTGGTTTAAAAACGTTGTTAGTAAAACGCCAAATAGAATTTAGATCTGAGCATAAGTTAGAAGTGTTATTTGCCTTATTAGGGAGTGATAAGGATGAAATAATTAACAGAACAATTGATATTTTTAAGAAGAATAGAGATGAATATTGTGCAGATCAGTTTTGGACAGAATTGAGAGAGGTTTCTAACTTATTTGTGCAGACAAGGTATTTTTTTGAAAAGGAAGATGATATGCGAATTAATATAATTTTTCTTTTAAAATTTAACCAAGCAATAACAGAATACATTGAAACTATTGTTTAGTCAAATTAAGCCAGCTACTGTGCTGGCTTTTTCTATCCCCAAAAACAAACGAATGAGAGGTGGTGAGGCTTGGCAAGGGCACCAGATGTATATCACACCCGTTTCCAGTCCATACTATCTTTGAGGTGATTAGATGGACAAAGACAAACAGGAGCAGTGGAACGAGAAGAAATCAAATGAACTCTTCAATAGCGTTACCGAGAAGGTAAAGCCGGAAAATCAGAATCAGTCCCACAATTCCCGCAGAGAGGGAATGGGGCCGAACACGAAGCGAAAACCGAGTTAAGCATCCGCAAGGGTGCTTTTCTTTTACCCAAAAATAGAAAGGGAGGTGAGCCCGATGGCGTTAACAGAAAAACAGAAAATATTTGCAGATGAATACCTGATCGATCTTAATGCCACCAGGGCTTACAAGGCGGCATACCCAAAGGTTGTGAAGGATGAGACAGCAGCGCAAGCAGGAAGCCGAATGTTGAGAAATGTCAAGGTTGCGGAATACATCCGGGAACGCATGAGGGAGCGAGAGAAACGCACTGAGATCACCCAGGACCGAGTATTGCAGGAACTGGCCAGATTAGGGTTCTTTGACATCAGGAAGCTATTTGACGACAGCGGAAAACCATTGGATATTACAGACCTGGACAATGAAACTGCTGCGTGTATTGCTGGTCTGGAAGTGATGGATGTTTATGAAGGGACGGGAGATGACAGGAAATTTGTTGGGTATGTCAAGAAATATAAACTATCCGACAAGATTAAGGCCCTAGAACTCTTGGGGCGTCATCTTGGTATGTTCAAGGACAAGATGGAGGTATTGGGCCAGATCGATACCAGCAATCCCTATGCTGGCCTCACGACCGAAGAACTGAAGAAGCTGATCCGCAGTGGATAGGGCATTGTTGATCAGAGGGGCAAAGATAGAGCTTGCACGCCGCGAGTTCTTTTTTTATTGCAATGTAAAGGCTCCTGATTTTTACAAGGAGGACCGGCAGTACCTGCTTGACCTCTGCAACGCCTTTCAGGATTTTATCCAGTCAGACGATGAGGTTATGATTGTCAATGAGCCTCCCAGACATGGAAAGAGCCGCACAGCGGGCCTTCTGGTAGAGTGGGTACTAGGGAATGACCAGACCGCTAAGATTATGACCGGTTCCTACAACGAGACTTTATCCACGATGTTTTCCAAAAATGTCCGGAATGACATCATGGAGGAAAAGGCGGATGAGAACCGGATTGTATTCTCAGACATCTTCCCCGGCGTCCGGATCAAGCGCGGTGACGGAGCCATGAACCTGTGGAGCCTGGAAGGAGGGTACAACAATTACCTGGCCACATCCCCAACCGGTACGGCCACCGGCTTCGGCGCCTCCTTGTTGATCATTGATGACCTCATAAAGAACGCCGAGGAGGCCAACAATGAACTGACCAAGGAAAAGCACTGGAGCTGGTTCACAGACACGATGCTGTCACGTCTGGAGGAGGGCGGGAAGATCATCATTATCATGACCCGGTGGGCCAGTGATGACCTGGCAGGCCGGGCTCTGGAGCATTTCAAGGAGTCGGGAGCAAAGGTACGTCACATTTCCATGAAGGCCCTTCAGGACGATGGGACCATGCTATGTTCGGAGGTTTTGTCCAGGAAATCGTATGAAGCCAAGATAAAGGCCATGGGGGCCGACATTGCATCGGCAAATTATCAGCAGGAGCCTATTGACCTAAAAGGCCGGCTGTATGCCAGTTTTAAAACCTATGAGAAGCTGCCCGAAGACAGTAACGGGAATAGCCTGCTGGAAGGAATCTACAGCTATACAGATACGGCAGATGAAGGGGACGATTTCCTGTGTACGATCATATGGGGGGTGTGTCTTAAGGAAGCGTATGTACTGGATGTATATTACACAAAAGCCGGGATGGAGATAACAGAACCAGAAACAGCCAGGCGCTTCTATCAGTTCAAGGTTAATAGAGCCAGAATCGAAAGCAATAATGGCGGTTCAGGATTTGCAAGAAATGTGTTACGGATCCTGTCAGAGGCATTTGAGAGTAACTATACAGAGGTCAAATGGTTCCACCAGTCAAAGAATAAAAAGGCCAGGATCCTGTCAAATGCAACCTGGATCATGAACCATGTGCATTATCCAGTCAACTGGCGGGATAAATGGCCGGAATACTATAACGCAATGGTCAAGTACCAGCGGGAAGGTGACAACCGGCATGATGACGGGCCGGATGCAACGACCGGTGTGGCCGAAACCATGAATATGTTAGGAGCGTGAGAAAGTGGGTGTATTGCATAAATTGAGCGAGAATATAAAGCATGGGATCCGAAGCTGGCTGAATGTAACGCCAGCCAATCCTTACAGCATCCAGATCCATGAGGTGATGGATTTTGAACTGAACGCAATCCGCAACCGGATATGGTATCGCGGGGACGGCAATGAGTTAGAGCAGATGTACCAGCAGAACCCGGAATACGCGGATAAGTATAAGTTCTGGGCCAGCAGGTGTACCCCCGGCATGGAGATGCGTAAGATCCATACAGGACTTCCGGGCTTGATCGTAAAGATCCTGGCTTCCATTGTACTGTCAGACATGGGGGACTTTGATTTCCCGGAAAGCGAGGCACACCGAAAATTATGGGGAGATATGGCAAAGCCTACGAATAACGATTTCCCTAAAAAGTTAAAAGAAGCCTTAAAAGAAGCGCTTTATATAGGCGATGGGGCGTTTAAGATAACAATTGACACCCAGGAGAGCGAGTACCCGATCCTGGAATGGTATCCAGGAGAGCGGGTTGAGATTATCCGAAGGAGAGGCAGGATCTGGGAGGTTGTATTTAAGACGCCATATAAAGATGGCTATCAGCAATATGTCCTGCATGAGCATTACGGATATGGCTATGTCCGTAATGCGCTGTACCAGGGAGAAAACCAGATCCCTCTGGATGCGATCCCGGCAACCAAAGGAATCCGGGATACGACTTTCGATAAAGCAGTGATCCTGGCCGTCCCTCTAAGGATTTATGAATCCGCAAAATTTGAAGGAAGAGGCGGCAGCATCTTTGACGGGAAACTGGATAACTTTGATGCCCTGGATGAGGTATGGTCCCAGTGGATGGATGCTCTGAGAAAAGGCAGGGCAACAAAATACATCCCAGCAGATCTGATTCCCAAAGATCCGAAAAACGGGGAAATGATGAAACCGAATCCATTTGACAACAGCTATGTCAAAATCAATATGGGCTTTTCAGAA